GCGACGCGTCGCCATGCAGCAGCGCCCCGGTCGTCACCATCTCGGTGTAGAGCAGAGTGCGCTGCGACAATTGCCGGGCGAAGTAGCGGAAGTGGCGATCCGTCCAATCCATCATCGGCGCGACGGAAAACCTCCTATCTACCGTGGCGCCTGCGTTTGCTGAGTTTATGGCCTGTTTTGCTGGCTTTGTTGCTTCGCTCATTTGCTACCGTTTCCGGCCTTTTTTGCTTGTTTCTGAAAGGCCGTTGCTACAATGTAGCAAGCCGTTCAGGTCATGTAGCAAAATCCATGGGAACCATCACTACCCGCAAGCGCAAGGACGGGGCGACCCGGTATACCGCGCAGATCCGTATCATGCAGAAGGGCGTGACAGTCTACACCGAGAGCCAGACCTTTGACCGCAAAGCGACGGCGCAGGCGTGGATCAAGAAGCGTGAGACTGAATTGGCCGAGCCAGGCGCGATTGCTAAAGCAAAGCGCAGTGGCGTGACGGTCAAGGAGATGATCACGCAGTATCTCGAGGAATATGAGAAGATCCGGCCGCTGGGCAAGACCAAGCGCGCTACGCTGGCGGCTATCGGTGAGACGTGGTTAGGGCAGGTCGTGGACTCCGAGCTGACAAGCCAGGTGCTTGTCGAGTATGGGAATCGCCGCATGCAGGAGGATGGCGTTCAGGCGCAGACGGTCGGCAACGACCTGGCGCATCTCGGCGCCGTGCTCGCTGTAGCAAGGCCGGCATGGGGTTATGACATTGACCCGATGGCGATGCCCGATGCCCGGCGCGTGCTGCGCAAGATGGGCGCGGTCAGCAAGAGCAAGGAGCGGGCCCGCCGCCCGACCCTAGACGAGCTGGACAAGATCCTGAACTACTTCTGCGAGATGCGCGACCGACGCAAGCAGCAGATCGATATGGTTCGGGTCACGGCGTTTGCGCTGTTCTCGACGCGCCGCCAGGAAGAAATCACGCGCATCCGCTGGGACGCCATGCGCGAGGATGAACAGTCGGTGCTAATCACTGACATGAAGAACCCCGGCCAGAAGCACGGCAACGATGTGTGGTGCCATGTGCCGGACGAGGCCTGGCGCATTCTGAAGTCGATGCCCAAGGTGTCGGAGTTCGTGTTTCCGTATAACGCCAGGTCGGTGTCGGCGTCGTTCACGCGGGCCTGTCGCTTCCTGGAGATAGAAGACCTGCATTTCCACGACCTGCGGCACGATGGCGTCAGTCGTCTGTTTGAGCTGGGTTGGGATATTCCGCGCGCGGCCAGCGTGTCGGGCCACCGGGACTGGAACTCGATGCGGCGCTATACGCACCTGCGGGGGAAGGGCGATCCCTATGAAGGCTGGGATTGGCTAGAGCGGATAATAACGGGCCCCACGATCGGGGCCCGGCAGGGTTAGGAGACGCGGCGCAAGCCTCGCCCCATCAGTTTGTCATGTTCAGCCTTGGCGCTCCGGTGCTGGCTGTCCAAGTATGCAGCCAAGTCGCTCAGATGTACGCCCCGGGCAGACTTCTGGCTGCGCTCCATCTGTACAAGCGGCAGGTCGATCTGGCCCGCCGCCACCTTCATCTTCATCTTCTCCGGCGTCAGGTGGCTGAAATAGTCGGAGCAGACCCTCTCAAGCGGTATGATCGCCGCGCCGTTGTACTGCGCCATCAGTAGGAAAACGGTATTCATCCCTCACCCCCTCACCGTTACGCCGGCTGCTTCGATTGCGGCGCGGCATTTGTCAACTGCGCGGTTGTGCTCATTGCACATCATCATGTCGTCGCTCGGATAACCGTCATCGCACGTCAGCTTTTCGGGAAGCTGAACCACCATCTCCCTCCGCGACGCCTGCCACACATTCCACATCTGATCCTTCACGTCCTCGAACTGCTCGCGGTGAGGCTGCCTGTCCCACCACGCCTCGAACTCTGCTATCGCCTTGTCTGTGTGCATGTCTATCTCCTATCCGGCTAGTTCGTCCGCTCGGCGGTTCTGTTTTAGGTACCGCAAGCGCTTGGCTCGCAGCGACCGCTTATGAATCACGCAGATCAGCGGGAATGACAGTGGGCTGGTGATGAGCAGCAGAACGCCAAGGGCAATGCCAAGGAGCGCCTCGCCAATTCGCCATATGACGTCAGCCAGTTCCGATGCGATAGACCGATAGTTCGGATCGCCAAGCGCGCGAAGCCAGCCGAGAAATACCAGGCGCGCAACGCCCCGATAGTCGGGCTCGAACTTCTTCTTTGTGTCCCATGGTCTAGCCATGTCTATCTCCTATCGACTTACGCGCACGTTCGCGTCAGGGTTGGCAATGCACGCTTCCAGGTAGCGCGCCACGAACGGTACGAAGTGGACGTATCGACCCCAGCCGTTAGGCGAGTCGAACTGTTCAAAGTGGCTCGGTCGCTCGACAAGCTGAGCCAGGCCTGCGCGCAAGGGTTCGATCAGCTGGCTCGCCTTAGTCACGCCGATTTCATCCGGGCGCCAAAGGTGTTTGTAGATGCCGGCTTCGCCAGCCATCTTGTTGAGGTTGTGCGTGATGTTGGCGTCGTACAGGCACTGGTCTTCTTCGTCGTAAAGCGAAACGTCTAAGCTCATGGCGTGCAAATCCTCCCCGCCGACTCTCGCCGGCAGGCTGTGTGTTTGGGTGGGGTTAGGGGGTGGGCAGTTGCGGAGTAGGGCCAGGCTCGAATCCAGTATCCGCGAGCGCCTTATTTGCGGCTGGAGATTTCACCCCGTCGCAGTAGCCCAAGTCCCGACGCTGCGTTTTTCCGCATTCAGCGCAGGCCCGGAACTGCAGTTTGTGGCCATAGTAGCCGTCTACCAGTTCTGACCATTTCAGCCATTTGTGTCGGTGCATTCACGCCTCCTTCGCAGCCATGGCGGCGCTGTGCGCTGCAAATAGCGCGTGGTCCAGCAGGTCGCCCGGAACATCAGGGAGAATCCTGCGCATTGTCTCTCGCGCTGCCGTTCGGTTGCCTCCCGCCCTCAACCGCTCGACCTCGGCGCGAAGCTGGTCGCGCTCGCGCTCGGCCACGTCGGCCCGGTGATTGGCTCTCACCAGCTGCTGAGCGTAGGTCGGCGGCTCATACGGATCAGCCGTACCGTTTGCGATGATCGCCGCCATGGCGTCCCAGCACCCCGCGGACTTACCAAGGTCCGCTAGGCGCTCAAAGCGCTCCGCATACCACTGCTCTGTGAAGTTGAGATTGCGCTGCAACCTATCCCGCTCGGCGGTCACGGCAGAGAGGGCGTCGAGGTAGTGACGTTCTCTGGCTAGGAAGATGCTGTATGCCTCCTGGCTGACCTTCACGGAACGATCGTCAAACCCAAAGACCACCCATTCCGCCTCTGCGGGCTGGGCGAGAATGTTTTCAGCCCATCGCAGCACGGACACCGCCTGTCCGCCATTCGCCAGCGTGTTACGCACCGCCTCGATATCTTCCCGATCAACCAATACCTTTCTCATCTCACAATAACCTCCGCGCCTACTGCCTGCAGTAGCGCCACAATGTTCATCCATCCGCCGTCGTAGCCGCGCTCAATGCGAGAGATTGTCGCCTTGTTGACGCCCACCTGTTCTGCCAGCGCGTCCTGGGTGATACCGAGAGCAACGCGCCGCGTGCGGATCACGTCGCCGGGCCTGAGGCTGGATTCAGTCATCTACTGCCTCCAGCGCCTTAGCCGGGTAAATCTGCACGCTGCCGGCGTGGGCCTCGCTCTCTACGGCGTAGCCTTCCGGGGTCAGGGCGGTGGAGTAGGTGCCGCAGACGTGGCCGACCCACTCACTACCACTGGTCTTCTTCACGCGGTCGCCCATGGAGAACTTGCCTCGCGGGGCGGTCTGCGCGGGGCGGGCGATGCGTTCCAGTGTGTACATCACCGCCGCCTCTGCGGCGTGCTGGTAGGTGGCGCCAGGCAAGCGGATGCAATCACCATGCACCTCGCGGGCGATGTTCTCGATCTGCTCGCGCGACAGCATCTGCTCGGGACTTTGCTCATCCTGCGCCGGGGCTGGCTCTAACGGATCGGCCTGCTGGGATAGCGCAGCGTCGATGCGCCCAGCCATGCCGACGGGCATGTTCTTGAAGTAGCTGCGTACTTCGCGCAGCAGTTCGCGCAGCCGCTCCACCTCCGCCTTCGCAGCCCCCAGCTCAGCGCCGATTCGCCCGGCTACCTTCAGTTCGCTCTGTGTCATGTCCTTTGTCCTGTGTGGGTGGGCGGCAGCGGAAGCAGGCGCATTGGCCGATCCGCTTGCCGTCCGTGCGGCAGAAGATTGGTGCGTTCACAGCGGCAGCGACTCCTGCACCGCAAGGCATTCGGCCTCGCCAATTGGCAGCCGGCGCCGCTCAGCTCGAGCGGCTGCTATCTCATCTGCGTGTCGATCATTGGTGCGCGGAAACTCGACGACGCTGCCGTCAGGTCTGCGGATGATTCGGCTATGGCGCGGGCCTCGTTCAATCGCGTAGCCGAGTGCCGCCCATAGGCCGTTTGGGCTCTCGGGATGGGGAGTCATGCTGCCACCTCGCGCACCTTCCAAGCCCCGCACGCCTCGAAGATCCGCGCGGCCTGCTCCTCGTCCAGCGACGTGCCGCCCGGCATGGCTATCCAGCCGGAGCCGACCAGGTGGTTCGGGTTGCAGCCGTCCAGCAGCTCGCGGTAGTAGTGTTCGAGTGCGCTGGCTAGCGTCTCGGACTTGAACATTCCGTCCGGCGCAATCTCGGTCGACTTCATGTAGGTCTCGCCCTTCGCGTCGACGCAGAACGCGCCGATGTAGATGACCCATCGGTGCGAGATGTCGCAGAGGGCGCCCATGACCTGCCGGCTTGGCGCGATGGCCCGGACGTCGCGCCAGTCGATCAGGTACTGGTCGTCGTTCTCCATGCGCACGACGGCGACACGATGCAGGCGCAGCAGCGATCGGCTGACCTTTTCAAGCCTGGCCCTGGGTATGTTGCTTTTCATGGCCACACCTCGCGTAGCGCCTCATTCTGCTTGGCCTGCGGAGTGCCACGCTTGCGAAGTGGCAGGCTGCTCACGGCGGAAGAGCGGCGGTTTCCGCGCGCACGGCTCTTGGCGTCTGCCTCTGGATTGCAGGAGTTGTTGAACATTGCCGGTTTTACGGGGGCTGGCTTGCCGATGCTGTCCGGCAGCTGCTGGGTCTTGCCGCCAGCGTTCAGGTATGCAGCCGTGGCGGACTCAATTTGCGCGCGCAGGGGCTCGCCCCGCGCAATGGCAGATGTGTCGATCATGGGTATGTACCGGGGAGGAGGGCGCGCTGGGCGCCCGGGGTGGATCAGATCAGCAGCGAGCGGGCGCCGCGGTATGGGTCGGCAAAGGGGATGTCCGAATTGTCAAAATCATCCGGCGGCGCGGCCTGCTGGCTCCGCTGCGCCTGACGCGGTGCTTGCTGTTGCGTCTGCTGCTCGTCGCGCGGCTCGAACAGGGCCAGCCACACGCCGCCATCGTCAGAGCGCGGGCAGCCGGCCGGGTTGAACGAGGCGTCCAACTTCAGCCGAAACCCTTTTGATGTCTGAATCACCGCCCCGACATTCCGGGTGACGTACTTGGTCTGGCCGTCCTTCTCGTACTGGCCAATGGTTGCTACCACGTCGTATCGCTTACTCATGCCGCCTTACTCCTCATGCGCTCGCGCATTTCGTGTTCAAGTTCTGCCAGCTCTTCGAGGAAGAGCTTGATCTCGGTTTCCATCTGCCGAATGCGTGCCTCATCGCGCTCCAGGCGGAAGCAGGCGTACTGCAGTTCATCCGGCAGCCGGTCGTCGAAGGTCACGAAGTCGACCCACTCAAGCTCGGCGCAAGCCATCTGCGCGAACATCTGCCACTCGTACTGCGGGTCATGCTTGCCGGATTGGATGGTGGCGACGTGGGTGGCCGTATTCGGGCATTTGATCTCGAGGCCGCCGCGGGCGGACAGGATCAGGCCGTCAGGCGAAGCACCGAAGCCTTCGATCGACGGGTGCAGGATCAGGCCAGCCTCGGTCACCTCTGCGTCCGCGTAGAGTTCGTATGCCATCCTGGCAATCGGCTCCATTTCGTTGCCACGCTGCATCGCTGCGCTGGTGAACCCTTCTTCGCGCTTGC